GGTGGCAAGGAAGCACAGATCAGTTTACTGGACAACAGGGAGTTTTAGGGCCGGGGCCGACTGAGCTAGATGTTCGAAAAGTTTTGGATGCTCTATCAAAGCAAAGAGACTTTGGCAACATCGGTAGCGGAATGCTTACAGCCCCGCAACAAGGGGTTCCTGTAACAACCACCCCTGTGGGACAAGCCGTTCCCATAGTCAATCGTGTTGCTCCGCCGGTCACGCAGATGGACAACAATATGGGTGGGCTTGACCAGCCAATGACAAGTTCTGTTATGCCTACAGTAGGGCCGGGAGGAAACACAGAAAACCAGTGGAATACAAACAAAGACTATATTCTTCAGCAAGTAGAAGCCGGTAACGCTACTCCGCAACAGCAACGCTGGTACAGCGACTGGATAGAAGCCGGAAAACCAGAAACACAGGCAGAGATGAATGCGTGGAGATCACAGAATCCAGTAACACAAACACCTCCAATCATGGGACAAACACCTCCGGTCATGGGAGGAACACCTCCCGGACAAGAAAACTTACTGAATCAAAACTTTATTAATTTTTTGAGAGCTTTAGGATTAGACTCTTTAGCAAACTCTTTTTCTGGAGGAGGACAAGGAGGTGGTTTTTATTCGCCCCTGCCTTCTGGCGGCTCAGGGGTTGGTTACGATCCGTTTGCTGGAATGTACAATGTTCCTCAAGTAATGCAGCCGGGTTCTGTCGCTCAAAACACTGGCCTCTTTAATTATATATATGGGCCTCAGACACAGCCTATGGCTCCGTACAACCCTATGACTGGAATAACAAGTTTTTTGCCTCAAATCACAGGGCCGTAATTTAAATGACTACCACCTACAACGTAATTAGACACAACGAGAGCGATACTCAAGAAGCTGAGTCTATCTGGGGTGCTTATGATGTTGACGAAAGCGCGGCTCCTAACTACGGGGGAACCGCTACTGTTGAAGACCTGAAAAAAACGTATCAAGGTAGTACGACTCTTCAGCAAACTTTCGGTTCTTTTGAGAACTACTTAGGATACATGACTGAAGCCAGTGAAATGCTAGGGCAGCAGAACTGGTGGAACGCAGAGGGCATAGATCAAAGAACCCCCTCTCAAATACGCAGAGAAGAAGAAGACCTTTCTCGTGGCCCTGCTCAAGATACAGCCAGAGATGACCTCAGACAGTCTAATTATAACGCTAGGCAGAGTCAGTACCAACAGTGGTTAATGTCTGAACAAAACCAAGCGTTGATGGCTAAGTACGGCATTGCTCCAACCATTACTAATGAGAAGGGAGATAAGTTTCACTGGACTGGATCAGGATACGTTAGAACGTACAAAGAAGACAGGTCTCAAGGTGCTGACATAGCCAAAGCTATTTTGATAGGCATGGCGTCTTATGGAGTAGGGCAAGTAGTTTCAGGTGCTCTGGCAGGTGCTGGAGGTGCTGCTGGTGGTGGAGCCGGTGGTGCTGCTGGTGTTGCAGCCCCTACAGCAACATCTGGAAGCTCTATAGCCAGTTCTATTGCTCAAGCAACAGGTTTAACAACAGGGACTGTTTCTTCAGCAGCAGGAGCAATGGCAGGAAACGCTGCTGGTCAGCTTTTGTTGACAGGAGAAATAAACCCAGCAGATATGCTTACTGCGGGCCTTACCGCAGGAATACTAGAGGTTGCTGACGCTTTGCAGTACATGGATCCTGCCCTTGCTGAGTCAGTTCCTTTGGGTTTTCTTGACGACCAGATAAATAATCTAGCAGATTTACTTCATACAGATTACAACACAGCCCTTGACATAGCTAAATCTGTTGCTGTTGGGGCAATAGAAGGAGGAGACCTACAAGGGATTGTTGCTGGCGCTGCAGCAACTTTAGGTGCTGACTACATCACAGACACTATACAAGAAACTATAGGAACAACCATACCTAACTTTTTTGAGGAAGGCACAACAACAATAAACCCTAACGCTGTAGAAGAAGTGGCTAGAATTGTTCTTCGTGACGGTTTAAACGGAGAACTAGACGCAGGAACTCTTATGAGCGCCGGTCTAGGATACACCAGAAACGACGGTACTTTTTCTTTTATGGATCCTTCCCCTTTGTTTCCAGAGGTTGAGTTTGGGGATTTCTTTGACTTTTTGCCTGACTTTGAGCTAATGGGCGGAGAAGGTTTCGATATAGATATAGCCACTGACGAAGAAAGAGCGGAGCAAGCACTTAACCAGCTAACCAGCGAAGACATAGAGCAGGGGGTAGAACTAGAGCCTAGTGCAAACGTAATACTTCAGTACGACCAAAATACTGTAGATCAAATAGAAAATATACTTAAAGAAGCTAAAGAGGCAGGAAGCGAATTTAACCAAGCTGTTATTCAACCTATTGTAGATGTAATACAAGAAGCAGGGTACGCCGTAGATGACTACGTACTGCAGCCCATCAAAGAAGCTGCTGAATCTCTTTGGAACGCCCTACCTGACTTTCCGGGCGGGCCACAGACAAAGTTGCCTAGCTTAACTGGCCGAGGCGTTAACATACCTGTAGACGCAGATACGCCTAGCTTTAGTTTATCTGATATTAATTTTAACAGACCGTTTGGAGAAGAGGCTGCTCGCTTTTCCCCTCTAACAGCAGGTGCTATGGCACAACAAGTACAGCTACTTTCGCCAGTACAAGTAAATACTTACGACCCCACTAGATTTGGTTCTCCTATCGTGTCTAATCTATTTTCGGAATACATAAAATGACATACTTAGATTTAGTTAACAACGTACTGCGTCGTATGCGAGAAGACGAAGTATCTAATGTTTCTGAAACCACCTACAGCAAAATGGTTGGTGACTTTGTTAACGATGCAAAGAAATTAGTAGAAAACACATGGGACTGGTCTGCTCTTAGAACAGTAAAAACAATATCTACCGTTGACGGAACCTATGTGTACGCTATTGCAGACAGCAAAGATACCTACAAAGACCTCACTGTTGTAAACGACACTGACAACATTTTTATGGAGTACAGACCGCAATCGTGGTTTGAAGAGCAGTACTTTATTAATACTCCAGCCGAAGGATCTCCCCAGTATTATACTTACGACAGTCTCGACAGCAACGGCGACACTCAGATCAGTGTTTACCCTAAGCCTGATGCTGTCTACTCTATTAGGATTAACGCTGTTATTCGTAACGATGATCTTGTAAACAACACAGACAACCTCGTAATTCCTTCTGCTCCTGTTATTCACTTGGCGATTGCTATGCTGGCACGAGAACGTGGAGAAACAGGCGGTACGTCAACACCAGAATACTTTGCTATAGCTGACAAGTATCTGTCTGACGCTGTTGCGTTGGATGCACAGAAGGTTCCCGATCAAACTGTTTGGTATACACCGTAATGTCTCAGCCACTACAAAGCATTAATCTAGTAGCACCAGCGTTTAAGGGAGTTAACACAGAAGACTCCCCGCTGGCTCAAGATCCTTCGTTTGCTGAAATTGCTGACAACGCAATCATCGACAAACGTGGACGTCTCGGTGCGCGTAAAGGAATCAACGTATTAACGACTGACGCCACGGAGTTAGGCTCAGACCGCATCCACAGCATTCATTATTTCTACGACTCTGCTGGTAACAACAAACTATTTAGCACAGGCAACAACAAGATACTGTCAGGCATAGGAACACTTGCTGATGAGACTCCTGCAGCGTACTCTATTACTGACAACAACTGGAAGATCGTAAACTTTAACGAGGGTGCTTATTTCTTCCAGCGTGGTTACGAACCTCTTGTTTACACCAACGCACTCGGTGCGGTTACAAAGATGTCTTCTGTTGCTGGTGCGTCCGTGTCTTCTGCTCAGTACTGTCACGAGGCGCTGGCAGCTTTTGGTAGGCTGTGGTGCGTAGGCACTGCTACTGATAACAACACCATTTACTGGTCTGACTTGCTGATAGGCTCAGACTGGACAGGTGGTTCTAGCGGTTCTATTAACGTAGAGAAAGCGTGGCCTGACGGGTTCGATGAAGTACGCGCATTAGCAGCGCACAACAACTCGTTGATTATCTTTGGTAGACACAGCATTCTTGTTTACGGCGGTGCTAACTCTCCAGCAACTATGGCCCTTACGGATACTGTTGCAGGACTAGGCTGTATTTGTAGAAACTCTGTGCAGTACATAGGCACTGACGTTTTGTTTATGTCAGAAAACGGACTGCGTAGTTTAGGACGAGCAATACAAGAAAAGTCTTTGCCCATTTCTGACTTGAGCAGAAACATACAGAGTCAGTTGACTTTGTTAATTGCTAACAGGGCTGCGCCTACTGCGTCTGTGTACAGTCCAGAAAACTCGTTTTATTTAATTACGTTTCCTGCTGAGAACACGACGCTGTGTTTTGACCTACGAGGTAGGTTAGAAAACGGATCTTTTAGGGCTACTGTTTGGCCCGGGTCAAAGTTTGAAGCATGGGAGCGTAAACCTACAGACGGAACCCTGTACACAGGAACAACGTCAGGTATAGGTGAGTACGACACTTACTTAGACGAAGGAGAGTCTTATCGGTTTAAGTATGTGAGTCCCGGTTTAACTTTTGGTGATCCGTCTAAAACAAAGTTTCTAAAGAAGATACGACCAACAATAGTAGGCGGTGGTACAGAAACGGTATTCGTTAAGTGGTCATATGACTTAGACGAAAACTATAAGTCAGCTTCGTTTGCGCTAGGTGGTGACACTAGCTCTATAGCGTTTTACAACCAAGACGCAGAGTTTAACATCGCTGAGTTTTCTGGTGGTACGTCTATTACTAGAAAGTCTATTAACGCAACTAGCGGTGGATCTATTATTACCGTAGGCATAGAAACTGAGATGAACGGATCTGAAGTTTCAATTCAAGAAATTAACGTATTAGCATTGATGGGTAAAACATTATGAGTCTTATTTCTAGTCTTATGAAAGACATCTTTGGTTCAGATGTAGATTTAGGTAAACTATACCAAGGCATAGGAACCACAGGTCAACAAGCGATGACTGCTGCAGGTCAGCTAGCGTCACAACTTCCCGGAATGACTGCGTTCCGTCCGTTTACGGTAACGAGCGGATCGGGACAAGTCATGGCTACTCCAGAAGGGGGCTTCAACATAGGCTTGTCTCCTGCTGCCCTAGCGCAACAGGAAGCCTTACGTCAGCAAGCAAACTATTATCTGACTCAAGGTGTTCCCGGTTTGGGTCAAATGAGCCAACTACAGGGACTAGCTGGAGGCTTAGGTGCTCAGTTTATGGCCCAGTCTAGCTTGCCTACAGGCGCTAGAGAGTCAATGATGTACGACAAAATCAGGGCGTTACAGAGTCCTGAAGAGCAGAGGCAACGCTTGGCTTTAGAAGAGCGTCTAGCGTCTCAAGGAAGACTAGGGGTTCAGACTGCTCAATTTGGAGGAACGCCTGAACAACTTGCGCTATCAAAAGCACAAACTGAAGCACAAAACCAAGCAGCACTGATGTCAATACAACAGGCTCAGGCAGAACAAGCACAACAAGCGGCGCTAGGCTCTCAGTACGCTGGCCTCATGTCTAAAATGGCGGGGACGGGAATGGGACTACAGCAGATGCAACAGCAGTTAGGATTAGGCGCTCTAGGCGCTTCTTATCTGCCAGAGCAACAAGCGTTGGGAATGTTGTCAGCGGCTTCTCCGTTTGTGTCTATCGCAGACGTT